TGCAAATCCTAATATGCAGGAAGATAGTCTTGATGGATTTATGAATGCTTTAGACCTTGGAGACCCTGACCCATCAAACCATAGAACAGGATTTCAAAGTGCTGATGATATTATTGATTTCTTCAGTGGAGATAAACCTGACGATTGGAGGCAGAGAGACTGATGAAATCCTTTCAAGAGTTTTTATCTGAAGAAGAGAAATCTTCAAAAAGAACTGCAGGTTATATTGATGAACCTAAAGGAAATGAGAAGTGCTCCAACTGCAATATGTGGAGACCACCTAATGCTTGTACTGCGGTGAAAGGTAAGATTTCACCTGATGGGTGGTGTAAGTGGCATCAATACGATAGAAAGAATCAAGATTAAGAAATAATAAAATCGGTATAACATTTTACAAACTTGCTTGCATAACTAGATTGACGGGTCTATAATGACCTTACGTTCATCAGAGGAAACTCTGACGCAAGTAGGACGGCGGAACGGAACGTTCATCCCAATGGGACGCAAACCGACCGAAGGAACGGGGCCTAAAAATCTCATTCTGGAGGAAATTCCAATGGCTAAAGTAGTATATCGTGGCATCGAGTATGATACCCAGAAGCGTCTGGAGTATCAACAGCAAATGATGCAGCAACCTCAACAGTACGACGAAACCTATCGTGGTGTTAAGTTTACTAAAGAGGGTCATAAGTGATGAAAAAACTCAACGTGCTTCAACTCATTAAAGAGCAGAAGCAAAAAGAGCAACGTCGTCACCAAGCACAACTTGCTAATGTGGGTGCAGGAAAATGATTGCTATGATTGCAGCTATTGCAGGTGCATCAACAGCATTCATTTACTTAATTTATATTGAAGTTCTATTACTCAATAGGTAGTGGAAAATTACCGTTACCACTATGATGATATGGACAAGGACAATAGAGGTCCTGCTTGTTATCTTTTAACATATCGTGGATGTAAATATTGGTCTTGTTACCGTATCCATTTAGTGGAATGGTTTGAAATAATATTTAAGTCTGAGGGGTCTTGACACCCCTCTTTTTTTTAACTATAATACCATTAGTTGTCTTTAAATTATGTCATCCAAAACTGCCGGTTTAAAAGTTAAAGATTTGCATGAAAAGTATCCACATTTTGAAACTGAGTTTCTAAAAATGTGGAGAAATATTATTAAAGAAGCACTTGCAGGACAAGCTGCAAGAACTCCTGAAAGTAGAAGTTTGAGGGGAATTAAAAATATTATTAAAAGACATTGGCCTTATTTTACAGAAGTAGAAGCAATAAAAGTTACTGATATGATTTCATCTAGATTTAATAATCATAAACTTCTTCCTGACTGGGATGGATATAGAAATAAACTTCCAAATATTTTTCCAGAATCTACAATTGGTCAATTAGTCTTCTCTGAAAACAACACTATTATTGGAACAATTCCAGAACCTTCTTCTGATGATGTATGTGTAATTATCATTCAAGGTTCTAAGATGAATGCTCAGTTTACAGATGTTCCTCAAGATACTGCTTATTCTATTCTTTCTGAGTTATCAAAATCTTTAGCATAAAGTATAAAAGAGGGTTCTTGACGAACCCTCTTTTTTTGTGTATAATAACTTTGTTGAGGTTCAATGAAATGGACAAAGAAAAGCTTAAGCTTATTATAAGGAACCTAGAATCCCTTGTTGACTGTTTGAAGTCGGAAGTGTATTCTGATACAGGTTCTTACCTAAACTATGAGGACGTTGCTCCTCACATTGCAGACTACGATGAAATCTTTGAGGACGATGATGGATACCCAGATTGAAGAATTTGAGTTTATGAAACCAGAAGTAAAACTCATCAGTGTTACACCCGATGCAGAGAAGCACATGGCATATTGTGCTAGGGTAAGTAATCCTGCTAATCAAGAAAACGAAAAGTTTTCTGGACTTCTGAAATATTGTATTCAACATCAACACTGGTCAATCTTTGAGCAAGCCAGTATGACTGTTGAGATTAATACTACTCGTGGTATTGCAGCTCAGATACTTCGACATAGGAGCTTTACATATCAAGAATTTTCGCAACGATATGCTGATACCAATCTTCTAAACAAAACTATTCCCCTTCCAGAACTTCGTCGTCAGGATGACAAGAATCGTCAGAACTCTATCGATGATATTCCTGATTATCTGAAACTGACTTTGACTGAAGATATTCGTATTCACTTTGAGCATGGTCTGCGTCTCTATAATCGTCTTCTAGAAAAAGGTGTGGCAAAGGAGTGTGCAAGGTTTGTACTCCCCTTGGCGACCCCCACAAGACTTTATATGACCGGTTCTGTGCGTTCTTGGATTCATTATATTGACTTGCGTTCTGCTCATGGAACACAGAAGGAACATATGGAGATTGCAGAACTGGTACGTTGTATCTTTACCTGCCAGTTCCCTGCAGTATCTGAAGCACTCGGTTGGACTCGTGAGGGTTGCTCGGATTGTTCCGATGCTCCTTCTATCACTATTGAATAAATATCATCACACCACTTAAAATACAAATGCCAACTTACAGATTTGAAAATACTGAAACGGGTGAAATTTTTGAGAAGTGGATGTATATGTCTGAAAAAGATGGATATCTTAAAGACAACCCACATCTTAAACCACTTATTCCAACACAAATGAATGTTGGGGAAGTTGGTGACTGGGCTAACAAACTAGTCAATAAACACCCAGGATGGAATGATGTTCTTCACCGAGCAGCTAAAATGCCAGGTTCTAAAGTAAAACCAATCACTTGATTATATGCCTAAGAAAAGAGTAACGAATCCAGTTCCATTTGGAATGAGCAATAGACAAATGAAAAGAAAAAAACCAATCAATCTTGATATAATGAGGACGATTGAGCCTCTAACAGATAATCAGGAGGTACTCTTCAAAGAATATAAACTTGACCAAAACTTAGTTGCATATGGTGCAGCAGGAACTGGTAAAACATTCATTACTCTTTACAATGCATTGCGTGATGTTTTGGATGAGAGAACTCCTTATGAAAAGATTTACCTCGTTCGTTCTCTTGTAGCAACTCGTGAAATTGGTTTCCTTCCAGGAGACCACGAGGATAAGTCAAGTCTTTATCAAATTCCTTATAAGAATATGGTAAAGTATATGTTTGAAATGCCAGATGACTCTGCATTTGAAATGCTTTATGGAAATCTTAAGACTCAGGGTACAATTAGTTTTTGGAGTACTTCTTTTATCCGTGGAACTACTCTGGATAATGCAATCATTATCGTTGATGAATTTCAAAACTTAAACTTCCACGAACTTGATAGTATCATTACTCGTGTTGGTGAGAACTCAAAGATTATGTTCTGCGGTGATGCTACTCAGTCAGACCTCGTGAAGACAAATGAGAAAAATGGCATTGTAGATTTTATGAGAATTTTGCGAGTCATGCCTTCAATGTCAATGATTGAATTTGGAGTTGAAGATATTGTTCGTTCGGGTCTCTGTAAAGAATATCTTATTGCTAAAATGGAATTGAATCTCTGATGTTTAATCATGTTGAATTAAATCTTCCTTCTCTTGAGAGGGAACTGATTGATGGAGTTCGTTATTATAAGGTTCCAAATAATGATGAACTTCAAAAGTTTGTATCTATCACATCAGTTATTAGCCACTTCAGTAAAGAAAAGTTTGCTAAGTGGCGTGAAAAAGTTGGTGAGGATGAAGCAAACAGAATTACTAAAAGGGCAACTAGTCGTGGAACTGATGCTCATACTTTAATTGAACATCACTTATTGAATCAAGAACTACCGACAGTTCAACCAATTTCCGAACATCTTTTTAAGATTGCTAAACCAGCTTTAAGTCGCATAAATAATATTCATGCTCTTGAAGGTTCTCTTTATAGCCAATACTTAGGTGTTGCTGGGACAGTCGATTGTATTGCAGAATTTGACGGAGAACTTTCAATCATTGATTTTAAAACTTCCAAACAACCAAAACCACGAGAGTGGATTGATGGATATTTTGTTCAGTGTTGTGCCTATGCATGTATGCTTCATGAACTCACTGGACTAACGGTTAAAAAGTTCGTGATTATTATGACATGCGAAAATGGGGAAGTAGAAGTATATGAAGAAAGAGATAAAGCAAAATACATCAGAATGTTGACGCAATATATTAAGAAGTTTGTTACTGATAAGACTTCTTGACTATAGTTCAATTTTGTTTTAGAATGGATGCAGTTGAGGAAAAAGATTGTACATTACAGTGTTAGGTCAAATGGAGAATGAATTAGAAAAAGCACTAGAAAATAAGTTTTTCTGTCCTTCTCGGTTTGCTCAAGAGATTGAGAATCTTGTTCAACATAATGAAGACATGAATTATATTGATGCCATCATTCACTTCTGTGAAAAAAATAGTATTGATGTTGAATCTGTTCCGAAACTTATTTCTAAACCACTCAAAGAAAAGATTAAGTACGAAGCTATGGAGTTGAACTTCCTTAAGAAGACTTCCCGAGCAAGATTGGTCTTTTAATTCCATTTTTCGGGGAAAAAATTTCCCGGTAAAAATCCCTATATTACTTTTTTGAATGGTGCCTTTTGATACTTATAAGACCTACCTTGCCCTGAAGAATCACTTTACGAAAGATTCTTATGATTATCACAAGTATCAAGGTAAGAGTCGTGCATCTCTACAATCCTTTTATAAAAGGAAGGATAGATATTGGTTTGAAAAACTATCAAGACAAAAAGAAGATAAAGAAGTAATAGATTTTTTTGTTGCCAACTTTACATCATGTTCAGACCCACAAACATTGTGGATTGGTGAAATGATTAAAGAAGGTGAAACGAGATATAAGTCTTGGCAAAAAAGAATACAATCACTTTCCTATTTGTTCAGGGAAGAATCTCAACAATTATTTGAAAACAAATTTGAGGAAGTATTTGATTGCTCTAAGGGTCATCCAATACTTCTTAAAAGTTTCCTGATCGGTAATATTAGCCTAGAAACCCTAGTAATATACGATAAGATATTCCTGTTCGGGAACAACTTTGATAAGAAACTAAAAGATCCTGTGTGGGAAACCGTCAGTTTAAAAATGAAAAAATATTCTCCGTTCCTACATATAGATGTATTCCATTATAAAAAGATACTCAAGCAAGTTGTTGGAGGAACATGAGTTTTTTTGATTCCGAAGTCGTCCGTGCAGAGATGGCTGAGATATCTGATCTTCAAGAAGATATCTATAAGAATGTGTTTGAATTTCCTCGTATGAGTAAGGAGGAAAAATTGTTTCATGTTGCTCTTCTTGAAAAACTGTTGAACAAACAGCAAATTTTATACACTCGTTTAAAACTTTCCGATGATCCTGAAGCAATTCGGATGAAGGAAAAAATCCAAGAATCTGCTAGAGTAATGGGACTTCCTCCTCATGTTGATATGAATGTAATATTCAACAACATGACTCAATTACTTGAGACCATGAAGGAACGCATTGACAATACGGGTTCCGACCTGTAGACTGATGGGGTACACAAAGGCCAAATCCAAACAATCCGAGGTATACAAATGTCTTTTGAAAATCTGAAAAAGCAATCCAAACTTGGTTCTCTCACCGAGAAACTGGTGAAAGAAGTTGAAAAAATGAGCAGCAGTGGTGGTGGTCCAGATGAACGTTTCTGGAAACCTGAAATGGACAAGACTGGTGTTGGTTCTGCCGTCATTCGTTTCCTTCCAGCACCTGAAGGTGAAGAACTTCCCTGGGTTAAGATATATGCACATGCCTTCCAAGGTCCTGGTGGTTGGTACATTGAAAACTCACTGACTACTATTGGTCAAAAGGACCCTGTTTCTGAGCACAATCGTGAACTCTGGAACAGTGGTAGTGAGAAAGATAAAGAAACTGTGCGTAAGCAGAAGCGTAAACTGTCTTACTACAGCAACATCTATGTGGTGAAAGACCCCGCAAATCCTCAGAACGAGGGTAAAGTCTTTCTGTTCAAGTTCGGTAAGAAAATCTTTGACAAGATTCTCAATGCTATGCAACCTGAATTTGAAGATGAAGAACCCATCAATCCTTTTGATTTCTGGGGTGGTGCAAACTTCCGTCTGAAGATTCGTAAGGTTGAAGGTTACTGGAACTATGACAAGTCTGAGTTTGATAGTTCTGGTCCCCTCCTGGAAGATGATGATGCTCTGGAAGCAATTTGGAAGAAAGAGTATTCTCTCTCCGCAATTGTTGCTCCTGACCAGTTCAAGTCTTATGAAGACCTTGAAAAGCGTTTGAAGTATGTTCTGGGTCAGAAGTCTGCTCGTGCAGCAGTTCAGGAGCAAGAAGATGATTATGAGTCCTACACTCAAACTCCTTCTAAGGAAGAGAGTGTAATTGCAGAACTGGAACAATCCTTTGCTCGCAGTAAGTCCCCTTCACTTCCTAAGATTGAAACATCCGATGAAGATGAAGATGATGCTCTGAGTTATTTCCAGCGTCTTGCTGAAGACTGATTACTCAAACAGTCTAATATTATCTCCCCTCTTCAGGGTAGCATTCACATACTGGGTGCTACCCTTTTTATATGGCATAATATCATCAAGATCATTAAAGACTACATTGAGGTATTGTGGTTTAAGAGTAAAAATATTTCTTTTTTCATCTTCTAGTCTTGATTCATATTCATAGTTAGTGATTGGAATAAGAATTGTTGATGATGGAATAGTTACATAATATCCCAATCTATCATCAAAGTATTCATAGTAATAAGAGTTTCCTCCAGTTCCAACTCTAAACAGAACTTCTTCCCTCTGACTTGTACTTAATACTGGTATTGCAATTGATGGAACCGAAGATAATTCATATGTGAAAGAAACTGCAATATCATCTGTGGGGATATATGCAGAAGTAACTCTGAATCTTCCATTATAGATGTTCTCTGATACATTGTTTATTACAACTTCCGAACCAATCGTCAATCCTTTGATTCCGTTATTCATTGTAACGGTTACTGTTGTAGATGGAGTAACTCCATTTCCAGAAAATATTTGTGATATTTTTGAGTTGTTTATTTCAATAAAGTTTCCATTTGTTTTCCAAGTATTTGGCATTCTAGTTCCAGCAGGAATTAATGTTGCTCCTGCAGAATTTTTAATTTCTATGGTTTCGTAGTGATGGATACCAGAATAAAGAGCTTCATAAGAACCATACTTTTCAAGCATCACTTTATCAAATACTGACTGCGCCATAGGCCATTCAGTTTGAATATTAAGAATATTATTTGAAAGTAGGATTATCCAATCAAGAGTTTCGTCATTATATAATTTGTATGCAACATTGTCTGGTCTTTCGTCTCCAATAATCTTATACTTGGTAAAGAAGTTTAAATTGCCAAAAATATCCTCACGAAGTTTTCCTTTCTTGAAGAGATTTTTTACTGGAATATAATCAGAGATTGCTTTATTATCAGCAGTTCTACTGGCATATTCGAAGTTTGGAACTTGTCTAAAGTATGATGCCATTTTAGTAACCTATCGATTCTTTACCAAACTTGTCATAATCATCATTATAGATTGGGTCAAGTTCTTGGAATTGCATTGATAATGCATATAAAGTCATTGCACCATCATCATAAGTTGAATAATTACCTGCTGGAGTATAATCAACAGAAAAATTAATCAAAGCACATTCTTTTATTTTATTTAAGTATGGGTGGTCATTACTTTTATATTTGTACTTTATATCAAAAGTATTTGGAGATTTCAAAAACAATCCAGTGCTTGCTCTTTGAACTGACATTCCTTGTTTAAAGAATCTAATAATTCTTCTTATTGCTTGAGATTCATCATCTTCTCTTGCTGACATTACAAAGGTAAATGAGAATTGTCTTAAAGATGGACTATCAAATAATAATTCTAAATTTGGATTCTGAATTGCTCCAGTTGTTTTTGTAAGGAAATTTTTATTCGAAGAAACAAATCCAAGAGCAATAGCGGATTTCATAGAATCATTTGCTGCTTTGTTTTGTAGGAGTTGTGCTCCCCCTTCTAATGCAGCTGCCACACCAGTTCCACCCGAACTGATTGCAGATGCTGCTGCAATTCCTGTCATTGCTTCAAGTGCAGTTATCGATTGTCCAGTCCAGTTAACTGTATTGGAATCGGTTATTGAAGGTTGAATTGGTAAGGTAATTGTTGCACCTCTACTCTTTACATCATCTCTATTTCTGTCTCCGAAAAAGTTTCCATTTGCAAAATCTGAAGTTCCTGTTTTCCTTGGAGCATGTTCAAGCATAGTAAATTGTATAGTATCCTGGGTGCTCGTATCTAGAGTTAGTGGATATTTTTCATTTTTATAATCACCAACTCCTCTAGACTTCGATTGAATTGCGCCCTGAAGTCCTCTTAATAACTCATCAGTTTTTTGCTGATCTTCGGTAGTGAATTCTTTAGGTACAGAACCATCAGCATTTGCTTCTTCGGTTGCTGTCTCTGTGTTTGATTCAACTATTTTTTTAGTGTCGGTAGGTTTTATTCCTGCTGCATTTAAAGTCTTCGTTGTATTTGCTGCTACATTTCTGTTAAGATTTCCATTTGTTGATACTAAAGATTTTTCTGCATCAGCACCGAGAATATTTTTACCATTAGAGTCTTTCAACAATTCCCATTTTTTTCCATCATTTGACCTAGCTGCTGGCTGCCAACTTCCTTGTCCAGTTCCAAAAGTAAATCCACTTGTTGTATCGGGAACCCAAGTATAAAGTGTTGTTGTTCCTCCGGTCACTTCAGTTCCACTGCCTTGTGATATTGCAGTGGATGTTCTGAAATACAAGTTTGTATTTCTTGGACCTACAGCAGTTCCATATTCTTTACTACAAATTTGTCCTTGTGGGCACTGAAAATTTCCTGCCATCAGAAACTCTCCTCAATTCTAAGAGGACTAATCATCTCAATTTTTTGTAGAGTATGAGACATTATAGACTTTTTAGTTATTTAGTCTTGTATTTAATCAGTTTCATATAGTTTAAGGATCTCATATAATCAATTTCATTTTTTCTTATGACATGAAGTTGTCCAAGAACTTCTTGCCATGTATAATTTCTCATGGTTCCCCAATGAAAGTTCAAACCAATAAATCCCCATTTTTTAATTTCGAAAACTGCAACTAAAGGGTGTTGATCGTAATAAACTTCTTCTGTGGGCATTCCTGGGTATTGTTTACTTTTATCTTTTATTGTTTTTGCTTTGTATATAAAGGTATAATAATTTCCCGGTGTAGGTATAATTTCAACTTCTTTAAAAACTTCCAAAATATTAATCATGATCTCTTCGGGATCTGATACATTCGACAATTTTCTTTTAAGTAATTGAATTCTTGACTGCGATCCTGCTTTTTGATAATCTTTATCTTTTTGTATTATGTCTATTAATTGTTGTTTAGTTAATCTATCATAAACTCCGATTTTTCCAACACCAGATTCTGTTCTATAATATACTGAATATGTTCTGGCAATTTGAACTAATTCTGATTTTGTATATTGTGATAGTGATTTTTCGTATCCAGTAAGTGCCATTACTTAATTCCTAAGTGATCTTCTGTGATAATACGAAACTCAAGCATTCTATCTGCACACCATTCTTTTGCTGCTTTCCACTTTGCCTCATTCACAGCATAAGTTTTGACTTCACTAATGAATGTTCTAGTTCTTTTTTTGCTTGTCTGAACTGGAGGCATCGTTTGTCTTTTGGGTTTGATTTCTATCACATACTTTTTAATATCACCAGATTGCTCACGAACTTTGATGATAAAGTCTGGGAAGTATCTTCTAACTCTGCTAGTAGTTGGGTCAAAGTATGGAATAAAAAACTCTTCAGAACCCCACTCTAAAATATTTTCATTTAAATCACACCAACGACAAAATCTGCGTTCCCAACTACTACGACAAATGATATTGTTGGGGTCTCCCTTATATTTCTTCGGGTACTCAGGTTTATAACGACTCTTTATGCTTTCTGCCATTATACATAATATATCGGTAGAAGTATTTATAGATGGGAGCTCCAAGTCCTACAAAAAGATCTATTAGTGACATTAAAAGTAAAATACTGCAACCAGCATTAACTTCTCATTTTGAGTGTAGTTTTACATTGCCACAAACTATTAAGGATCAATTTGGATATAATGCAATTAGTAATACTACAATTAATGAATTACTAATTTTATCTTGTTCTGAGGCAAGTCTTCCAGGTTCATCTCTAGCTACACATGAACTCAACAATGATTTTACTGGAGTAACACAAAGAAATGCTTATAGAAGATTATATGATGATAGAGCAGACTTTACTTTTTATGTTGATACAAAATATACCGTAATTAGAGCTTTTGAAACATGGTTGAGATATATTGTGGGTGAGCAAATATCAGGTGAATTGAGTGGTGGACCAAAAACAAACAACAATTATAGGGTAAGATATCCAAAAGATTATAAAACAACAATACACATTACAAAATTTGAAAGAGATATGGCAGGTAAAATGTCATATACTTTTGTGAATGCATTTCCAATATCTATCAACTCCATGCCAGTTTCTTATGACAGTTCTCAGTTATTAAAATGTACAGTTTCCTTCACTTATGATCGATATTTCTCGGATAATGTAAAAGAAATTCCTGGACAACCAGAACCAACACAATCATCAGCAGCGGGAGTTCCTGATTTACCCGGACTAAGTGGCACCGGTGCATTAAGAACTGGAACTGGGTTGTTCGTTGGATCTACAAGAACTGGTGCAGGAACTCAAGCAGAGTTAAATCAAATCAACTCAACTCTTGCCTAATAAATAAATTATCTGAAATTTCTATAGGTTATTATGCCATTACCAAAGATTTCTACGCCAACTTATGAACTTGAGTTGCCATCTACAGGACAAACAATCCAATACAGACCTTTCTTAGTAAAGGAAGAAAAACTTCTTTTAATTGCTTTGGAATCTGAAGATACTAAACAGATTACCACTGCAATTAAGACAGTCATTAAAAATTGCATTCAGACAAAAAATATTAAGGTTGAAAGTCTTCCAACTTTTGATATTGAATTTCTTTTCCTTAACATTCGTGGTAAGTCTGTTGGAGAAGAAATTGAAGTTAATCTAATTTGTCCAGATGATGAAGAAACCACAGTGCCAATAACTATTCTTTTAGATGATATTAAAATTCAAAAGAATGATGAGCATGATAAGAGAATTAAACTTGACGAGACATTAGTAATGGAGATGAAATATCCATCTCTTGAACAGTTCATTAAGAACAATTTTGATTTTGCATCCAATAATACGATGGAGCAATCATTTGATCTGGTTGCGTCATGTATTGATAAAATTTATAATGAAGAAGAAGTGTGGAGTGCTTCTGATGTAACTAAGAAAGAACTTCTTGAATTCTTAGAGCAGATGAACTCATCTCAGTTCAAAGAGATTGAAAAGTTCTTTGAAACAATGCCTAAACTTTCCCATAAAGTGAAAGTTAAGAATCCAAATACTGGTGTTGAAAGTGAAGTAGTTCTGGAGGGACTCTCAAGTTTTTTCGGATAGGAATGATCCATATGGATCTTGAGAATTACTTTAACTTAAATTTTTCTTTGATGCAGTATCATAAATACTCATTGACTGAGATTGAAAATATGATGCCGTGGGAGAGGGACATTTATGTTTCTCTATTAAAAAATCATATAGAAGAAGAAGAACTTAAGCAGAAACAGAATGGCGGTTGGTAACGAACAAATTGATGAAAGGATCCTCCGACTTATTGGGTTGGAGGATGTGTTCGATATCGACTATGATACATATATTACTCTTCTTAAGGAAGCAATGGTAAAGGGCAGAATGTCCAATACCAAAATTCCTACAGAAGAAATTGAGTTAGTTACGGATGAATATAAAAGATTAAAGAGTAAGAAAGGTAAAGGTAGATTTACCATAAGAAAAAAGAGTCCAATTACTGCAGATAAACTTGGAATTGGAAAGTCTTTTAAAATATCCCAAAAGCAATTAGCACTTCCAGCAGCAATCGCACCAAAGGATTCTGGAGATGATACTGAAGTTTTAAAAAATATTGATGATTTATTAAAAGACATTCGTGACAATTTAACGGGACTAAATGATGCTGCAAAAGAGAAAAGTAAACTAGATCAAAAAGAAAGAGAGAATAGAAAGAGAAGGGAAAGAGAAGATAAGTTAGAGAAAAAACCTTTTGAAGGGATAAAGAAAGTTGCAGATACAATCATTGCTCCCGTAAAGTCTTTGTTTGAAAGGCTATTTGATTTTATTGGGAAAGTAATCCTTGGAAGAATCTTATTCAAGATTATAGAATGGTTTGGCAATCCACAGAACCAAGATAAAATTAAGAGTATTGTTAGATTCTTAAAAGATTGGTGGCCTGCTTTACTTGGAACTTACATATTATTTGGAACTAAGTTTGGTAAATTTGTAAGGACAATCAGTAGGATTGTTATTCGTTCCATACCAATGCTTCTAAAAGCAACGAAGAGTTTGCTTAAGTTTATTGGTAGGAATAAAGTTGGAGCAGCAGTGGCATTAGGTGCTGCAGCAGTTGGAACTGGCGCAATGCTGCTTGCGGGTGGTGATGATGAAAAAGAACCAAACATTCAACCTCAACAGAAACTTTATGGTGGTGGATTAGTATTCCCAAGATTAATTCCAAGACAAAGATTCGATGGTGGTGCTCTAGTTAGAGGACCTGGTGGAGTTGATAAAGTTCCAGCATGGTTAACGAATGGTGAGTTTGTTGTTTCCAAAGGTGCTGTTGATAAACATGGAGTTGAATTCTTTGAGAGACTTAATGCTTCTGGTGGTGGAACTAATGAACCTACAATAGTAGATAATGAGATGTATGCTGCGGGTGGTGGTTATGTTGGAACGGAAGAAGAGAAAAAGGAAAGAGTTAAAGATCCAATTTTAGAAAAAAGAGTAAGATCCCAACTCCAAGCACAAAAAGCACTTGCTTCAGGTAAAGGTGTAAACATTAAAGGAGTTAGTACTGGATTGCAACTTGGTACTGGATATGGAGCAAAATATAAAGGAAAAGATTCTATTGTTATTAAAAATGGTGGTGTTAATTTTTCTACTGGAATTGGTGATAATGAAATAACTTTAGGTGGTAGGAGATATTTTGCAATGAAGAGGGGTAATGATGTAATTTATACTCCTCAAGATTCTAGAGATAGAGGAACTGGTGGATTGTTCCAACCTGGTGGAATGTTTGGTGGACCTAGAATGTCTGCAAGAATGAATTATGCAGCATCGAAAGGAAAGTATTATTCTTCATCGGACCAAAAGACTTATGGCAATTATAATGATGCACTTGCCGCAAGAAACTCCAGATTAACTTCACTTGCATCACAACAAAGATTAGATAAATTGAAGCAGAAGGTTTCTAATCCCAGTAATGATGGATATGGTGATGTTAGTGATTGGACTAATGCAGGAATAAAGGCACAAGCAGAGGAAAACAAAAAACGTGGTGGATTTTTTGGTCAACTAAACAGAAGTTTTACTGGAACCCTTGATAGATTGGCAGGTGGTAAGAGTAGATATGAAGCAGCAGATAAAGCATCAACTGCAAGGGTAAAACAAGCACAAGCTGCTTCAATTAATAGATACTATTCTTCCTCTGATGGCAAATACTATAAGGATTATGCTGCAGCAAAATTAGCTCGTGATCAAAGAAGAAAATCTGGAGTAAAACCACCCCCACCAAAATCAAAACCAAAACCACAAGTTGCTGGTGGCGGAATGGGGGGTAGAAGGGGAAGTGGTGCTAAACCTTCAACATCCAATGTACCCTCAGGTAGTGCAGCAATGCCAGGTGGAACTCGTAGAGCAGAAGCAAGTCTCGGAGTTAATAAGAAATAATGGCTATCAATCCATCCAAGTTATTACCTGCTGCTAAAAAGTCTAGTTCTGCAATCGTAAAAGCAGATAAGTTCTTAGCACCTAAAAAATTTGATAGTGAAAGTTCTGGAATAATAAAGTCCACATCCACATCATCTAATAAAGTATTCTATAGTATAAAGGAAAAAGTAATTGATGTTGATAAACTTCTAGGTGCTCTAGTATTACAGAATAAAGAAGAAAATGCTATTGTAAAAAAACAACTAGAGGATGATAAGAGAGAAAAGAAAGAAGAGAAACTAGAAAAACCTAAAGGAGATAAACAAAAAGCAGGTTTAAAACTACCTTCTCTTCCTGGAAGAGGATTGTTTGCTACTATAGGTGATTTTATATTGAAAACTTTGACTGGTTTTATATTATATCGTTTGATTGATTATGGTCCACAAATTCTTAGATTTCTAAAGATTGCTGCTCCTGCTTTTGATTTTGTAATTGATATTGGTGGTAAATTATTGAATGGATTAGTTACATTTATTGATTGGGGATATAAAGCAGTTGATGCGACTAAGGGATTTATCAAAAATATAGCAGGTGAGGATGGTGCCAAGAACTTTGATAAACTTGCATCTGGGCTGACAACCTTTATGAATTATGCTGTAATCGCAGGAATGCTTGCAGCAGATAGTGCAATGAGTGATGAGGGTTTTGGTAGAGGTGGTATTAGAAGAAGAGGATTTGATAGAAGTGGAAGAAGAGTTGGTAGAAACTTGCAAAAAAGATATTTTGAGAGATATGGCAAAGAACAATTTTTAAGAAGATTTGGCAAAGAAAACTTAAAGAATGTTGGTAAAAATGCTGCAAGAGGAGCACTGACTAAACTTGGTAGAAATGCTCTAGTTGGTACTCTTGGGAAAGGAGGAACCAAAGCACTGCTTAGGTTAGCAACACCATTACTCAGAAACATACCAATCATTGGTGGTCTTACTGAATTTGCATTATCTTGGGCACTTGGAGACCCAGTTGGTAAAGCAGCATTTAGAGGTATTGGTTCTTTATTAGTTGGTGCTGTTGGAACTGCGATTGGTGGTCCAATTGGTGCAGCCATTGGTGGATTTATTGGTGGTGAAGTTGGTGGAAAACTTTATGAAATGTTCTTTAAGAATAAAAAACCAACACCAAAAGATAAAGCACCAAGAAAAGTTGGTGGAGGTGCTGTAACTCGTGCGGGAAAACTTACTGGAGGTCCTGCAAAAAGAACTGTAAAGAAGACAAAAGTAAGAAGAAGAGTTTCAGTTACTCCTCAAAAAATTAAACCAGGAAAGGATGTTGGTGGTGAAAAGAAACTGGAAACGATATACACAGATTCTCAAATTGATTATTTGAAAGATCAAAATCAGAAGATGGGTAAGATACCATTTTTTGGACCATTGTTTTCTCTTGCAATAAAAACTTTATCTGGTGATAGACCAAATGAAATTGACTATAAGAATATTGGTATTTCCCTTAACAATTGGATAGGTAGTTCATTTTCATCTAGTGCTGGATTTGCTGGTGGTGGTGAAGTTGATATGAAGAAAATTTTCTCAGGTGAGGATATGAGTGATATCATTGCAAAATCAGTAAAAGATAGTGTTTCTTCTGAAGTAGATTCTGCAATTAATGATTTAATGAAAGAGATAATGTTAGGTAAACCAAATAAAAAAGATAAGGGTCAGGTGACTGAACCCGAACAAGAACCAACAGGATCTCCAACTTTAACTGGTAATAGTAATGCTGAAAAGGTCTTCAGGTATCTTGTAGATAAAGAAGGATTTACTCCAGAGGCAGCTGCTGGAATAATTGGAAACTTGATGCAAGAATCTGGTGTAAATCCAAAGTCTAGGCAATTACGTGGTGGTCCTGGTCGTGGAATAATGCAATGGACTGAAAGTGAAAGATGGGCATCTTTAAGTGCTTGGGCTAAAAGTTCTGGTAAAGACCCTTGGGCACTTGAAACTCAAGTTGAGTGGATGGTAAAAGAGATGAAATCATATGGAACTTATAATAGAATTAAAAGTGTAACATCTTATAAAAAAGCAGTTGAAATATTTGAAAGAGAAATGGAAAGAGCTGGAACACCAAACTATCCAAGGAGATATCAATTTGCTGCTGATGCTCTAGCAAGTTTTAGTGGAGGTGCTGGAGGTGCTGGAGGAACTTTTGTTGGTGGTGGAACTGGTGCTGGATATGGAACAGGTGGTGTGAAAATTGCTGGTGATTTGGGAGATTTTATGAAAGCAAATAGAAGTAAGATCGGTGTTACTGGTGATATTCATCAACATCCAAGACATCCTGGACAAGAAAGAAGAAATTATTTTTCATATCATAATCAAAATAGAGCACTGGATATTGGTGGTTGGGGTCCCGCCCACCCAAGTTCTGGTGGAAGAGATGAGCAAGCACCTGTAATTAGAGCACTGTTGGAGTGGAATAAGAAGAATGGATATAAACCAGTTGAAATAATTCATGGATCTCCCGCATTTAAAGGTCTTGGAAAGTATGAATCTGCACCCAATGCACTTCATTCCAATCACGTTCATGTGGCATATTCCAGAGGTGGTAAAACTAAAGGCATTTCTCATTTTGCAATGTTGGGTGAAGAGGGTCCAGAGTTTGTCATAGATGCTGATTCTACATCAGCAATCGAAGCAACATTCCCAGGATTCTTGGATGCGATTAACAAAGCAAAATATAAAGATGCTGTGAATGTATTAAGAAATTATGCTTCTTATGAAACAGAAACAGTGTATATTGAAGTTCCTGTTGAAGTTCCTGTTCCTATGGAAAGTGATTATGGTGAGACTGGTGGAATACTTCCAATTGCAATTGGTGTAAATAATAATAATGATTTGTTTGATAGTCTAAACTACGGATAATATATGCCAACAAGAGTAGAGTCAACTAAAAAATCTGATAATAATATTACACGATTTGAAATCTTTCCAAATGCGGGTGGAAGTTCTTGCGATGTTTCTCAAGGTGTTTTGGAGTTAAATTATTATGAAAATATTTTATCCGAAACTGTAAAATTAACAGCAATTGTTTTGGATACCGGAAACGCAGCATCTGCTGATGATGGAACTGGTGGTAAAATCGGACTAGATGATGCTCTTAAGATAGGAAATGGTGAGAAAGTTTTGGTATCCTTTGAAGATGGTAATAAAACTCCAAATAAACTTAATTTCACAACTGATGATAAGGCTCTTTATTTGAATAAAAGAGAAAAGATATCTGAACATACGCAGAAGACTATGTATTCTATTGAATTAGTCTCAAAAGAATTTTTAACAAACGAATCTTTAAGAGTTGTCAAAAGATATGATGGAAGAATATCAGATTCTGTAGATAAGATATTAAAGGAAGTGGTAAAAACGGAGAAGGAACTTGATATTGAAGTAACAGAAAATAAGTTCAATTTTATAGGAACAAACAAAAAACCATACTGGACTATTCTTTGGTTATGTAAAAAATCTATTCCCCAGAAGCAAGGTTCGGTAGGAAAAAGTGCTGGATACTTTTTCTTTGAGAATTATGATGGATTTAAATTTAAGTCCGTTGATGGTCTATTTGATAGAACTCCCGTCCTGAAGTACATTTACAATAACTCAACATCATCAGTGGTTCCTGTCGGATATGATGGAAAGATATTAAAGTTTAAATCATCTAGTGGTGGAGATTTCCAAAGCAACTTGATGATGGGAACATATAATGCTAACAATAAAGGATTTAATTCAAAGGAAAGTTCCTACAGAGAAAATCCCATCGATAGTGTTGCTCAAGAGGCTGGAGTTACTTTTGCGGGAACAGATTTTAACTTTGTAAATTCTTTGTTCACTGCAGATCCATCTAGAATAACTTATAGTTTCGATTCTGTAGGATTTCTTCCCGATGGTAAAAATCTCCAAGAACAATTGGAGAGATCTTCAGACTTGGATATGGATAAGTCTCAAATTATGAATCAAGCATCAATGAGATATAATCAAGTCTTTACTATGCAATTGAACATTACCATACCCGGGGACTTTAATTTGAGAGCAGGTGATCTTATTTTCTGCGACTTTCCTGAGCAATCATCTAAACCAAATCAAGAAACAAACAAAAGATTGAGTGGTGTATATCTAATTTCTGGTTTATGTCACCATATCAAACCAAATGAAACTTATACTTATCTTGAACTGATTCGTGACTCTTATGGAAGAAAGCCCATAGTGAGGTAATAAATAATATCAACTATTTTGTGTTCACATGGACAGGACACTTCAACAACATATCAATGATGATAGGGATGAAATTGATAATCCCAATACAAGCGGTCAACGTCGTAGACATCTTGAAGATGAACTTGATCATCTAGAGAAGTACCAATCCAAACATCCAGATACTGATCATGATCCATCAGGATTTGAAATGTTTTGTGACGAAAACCCCGACGCACTTGAGTGTAGAGTTTATGAAGATTAATTATGTCTGAGGCAACTTCTAGTTCATTATTTGATTCTGGTTATTCCTCTATTCTTCCTCGTTGGTTTGGAAGAGTGGAGGAAAGTAAGACCTGGCAGGATAATGCAGTCTCGACAACTTTTGAAACTAGAAGTGATATAAAAGGTTGGGGTTATCGTTACAAAGTTAGAATCGTTGGTTGGCATACTGGCAATAAAACTGATTTGAAACCAGAAGAAATGGTAATGGCAAATGTAGTTTTGCCAGTAACATCCGGAAGTGGTATTGGTGGTTATGGGGAAACACCATCTCTTGCTGCAGGTACGATGGTTACTGGTTTTATGATGGATGGTATGGGAGGTCAAGAACCATATATTGATGGAGTTCTTGGCAATTCTCAAAATGAAGTGCCAAAGAAAAGAAGTGAAGGACCAACATCTGGATTTGATATTTACACTGATCTTTATGGACCTAAAGCAAAAGTTCCTGATAATGCAAGACTACTTAATGATAAAGTTTTAAACACCTTTGATACGTATCATATTAATACTTTTGCTTGGAAAACTCAGCAGCAAGATAAGAATGTAATTAAACCACTTGCATCTACTCGAAAGTGTAAGAAAAATAACTCTGAAATGAAGGGAATTCAGAGAACTATTAAAAATCTTCTTGGTGATGTTGAGAGAATTAAAAAAGATGTTACTAAAGCGCAAGGATTTATTGCTGATGTTCAATCATTATCAAATCAAATACAACCACTTTTAGCAAATGCATCCAGTGAAGCTGCATCATTTATGAAAACTATTATGGGTGGTGTTCGTGGTTACATATTAAGCACTATTGAAAATGGAATTAGAGATGCTGTTCCATTCTTATTTCCAACTCAAGTAGCAAAATTTAATCAAGCAAAATCAAAAGCACTTGATACAATTTCTTGCGTATTTGGAAAAATTACAAAAGCATTAAAAAGTCAATTTGAATCTTTACTTAGAAACATTCTGGATAAATTTATTAACGCTCCTCTATGTGCTGTAGAAAATCTTATTGGTGGATTGATTGATGATATCTTAAATACAATTCTCAGTGCAGTTAATGCAGCATTAACTCCAATCATTGCATTGATTAGTGCTATTACTGGCCAGGCATTAAATTTCGTAGCAAATCTTTTCAGTGCTTTAGATTTTATTTCTGGAATTCTTTCTTTCTTCTCTTGCGATGAAGAACCTTCATGTGCTGAGTATGATGAGATTACTCAAGCAAAAGGTTCTACAAATGGAGGAGATGCTGCTGCAACACCAGGAAATCCATCAACTGAACAGGGAACAGGGCAAGGTAATGGTGCTGCTGATGGTCCAGTTTCTGCTAACATAACTAATAATGCTGCCCAAACGGAAAATCTTCAGGTTGGTCAGTCTAATGCAGAAACTCGGGCAGCAGCTGCTGAAGAACAAAAACTTATTAGAGATGAGGGTGCAAGGAGAGATCCTGAGAAAGAGTTTGGGGTTACATTTTTCTAAGTAATATGACATTAAATTTAGACAAACATTTACCTAAAAAATCTGTCAAGGTTTCTTACTTTGACAATGATGGGAAAAGAGTAGATAATATTACTCAAGAACAGGCAAAGCAAGTAGAAGCACTTCGTCCTGGCACTACATTTTTATTCCAAGATGGTGATGGAGTTCAAAAAGAATTAAATATCAATCAAGTTGAACAACTTCAACCAAAAAACTTATTACCAACTGCACCATCTTGCCCCACAGCACCTCTTCAGTGCGGACCACCAAAAGTAAAAATATTCGGTGGTGGTGGATTTGGAGCAGTAGCTAATGCAATTATTAGTCCAAATTCACAATCTGTAATTGGATTTGATATTGTCAATCCCGGAAAAAATTACTTAGAAGAACCTTTTGTTGAACTAATTGATGAATGTGGTAAAGGAAGTGGTTCTAGAGTAAGAGCAAACATGACTGGTATTGGTACTACCACACAGGGTGGTGGACAAATTCGTAATATTACCATTGAGTCTGCGGGAGATGGATATATAGCAATACCAGATGGAAGTCTTGGTGGTGATGGTAGAACCTGGAAAGAGTCTGATGAAGGTTATGCGATTACTGATGATGGTAGATATTTTGTTGTACCAGAAGGAATTCAACCACCTACTGGAAGCACATATATCCCACCAACACCAGCAGCACAAACAACATCAATCTACCCAGTTCTTCTGGAGATAGAAGAAGTTTCTATTTTAGACCAAGGATTTGGATATCAACCAAATGATACCATTAGAGTTACCCCAGATAGGGGTGCAGTTCTCAAACCAAAAATAGTTGGAGGTGCTGTAGTTGGTGTTGAAGTTATTAATCCAGGACTTGGATTTGATGACATTCCAGAAATTGAAGTTATTTCGGATACTGGTTACAATGCAGAGTTTTCACCAATTTTTAGAGTGGTAACTCCAGAAGAAGTTGAAACCATTCCACCAACAGCAACAGTTATTCAAGTAGTAGATTGTGTAGGTAAATTCTAATGGCAAAATCTGTTAATTACGAATCAAAAGTTATTCAAACAAAAGATGGTGCCATTCGTTATGGACACATTCATCAGGA